TCAAGTTCTCTATAATATTCTGCTGCATATTTATCATAAGCATCTTTTAACTCTTTTCTACGGTCTAAATCCTTAGATGTATCTTTATATAACTTACTAATTGATGATATGACTGAATCTCCTGTCGTGGTCAATGTTTCAAGAAATACCTGCATTTTGTCAGGATCATTTAAATTGGAATCGATCTCATCAATAGAGGTAATACTATTATTAATACCCGTAATAATACCATCAATCTCTTTCTTTTCGGCGGCTGTTGCTCGCTCTTCCTCTATTTCAGCGGCCGTTTTAACTTGACTTGCCGCTTCAGGAATAAGGTATAACGAGGTATAACGCAATACTTCAAAAATAGTTGCATACCACGCCCGAACAAAACGCACCAACATCTTATCTTCCTCTTTAGACGTAAACAATCCGCCTTGTTTAACCAATTGCAGTAGAGTCATATTTCCATTAGTATTGTAATTATTCACTAACTTTTGCATAGCACCCCGGAAATAATGATACACCCCATCACTTTTACTTCCGCCGACTTCTAATTTATACATGTCTTGTTTTAGGGTATCCCCGCCACGATGTGTTTCATTTAAAATTTTCTCTACTCTGGCGTAATCTTTGTTTTTCGGGTCAGCTAGATTCATATCGCCGTTAACAACAGATAACGTATAACCTTCCGTTAAATTCTTTAACTTTTCTTGAGCGGATTTCAATTCGCCAGCAACTTCCATCCGCAGATCTTTTTCATTTTTTGTTTTAACCCACATTGTAGAAAATGCCTTGTCTTTTCTAGCATAATAATAATCTTGCGGCTGTATACCACTATACACTTTGTTGATCTTTTTCAGAATGTTAATATTTTCTAATACACTGCTAATGCCGCCTTTATTTAAAGGATAAAAATGTTTTAAGTTATAATTAAATAATCTTAGCCATGCTATTTTACTTTCAATATTTTGCTGATCCCACTGTTTATCACTCATCCATGATGTCTCCCTTTTTTCAGCCATTGCAATATCCAAAGCTTTTTTTGTTCTTGGGAAAATTTCATCAGAAATGGTCTTGTTCTTATCCTCTATGGTTTTACTTATTTCTTTTCCGTCAGTGTTAGGCAATAAGGGGGACAAAATTGGATTATTTTGTATAAAGGAGACCAAATTGGATATCCGATCTTGTTGTATCAAATAAAATAAATCATCGTATAATATTCTATAAATTACCTTATATATTTCTTCGTTATTGATATAAATATCTTGCTGATTTTCATCATTTTCAAAATCTCGGTCAACTCTCCCCCCCTCTTGCTCCACATCCATCTTCTCTTTATTCCTTTTAGTTTTAAGCGATTTCACCCTCAAATTTAGCAAACGTTTGCCCGCACGCTCGGTATGTGCTTTATTGCGCTGGTTTTTCTGATTCGGCGGGAACACCATGTCATCGTCCGAGAGCACGCCGTCTGCATGATGCATCATCGTATGCTCACCGTCGGTATGTCCCAAACTTTTCGCTCTTTTATTTTTATTATGCCGCTGCCCTTTTGAGTGTGAATGTGTTTTCTTTCTACTTTGATTTCCACTTTTTAGCAACCTTTCTATTTTATTTCGGGATAATTTCATCCTTCTTTGTTCTTATATAAAATGAATATATTTTTTCAAGGTCTATAAACATACATAAGCGATGACGGATATTCTAATATATAAATGCTAAATACACTACGTCAACGAATGAATAAATAATAAGATCAATAAATAATAAGATCAATAAATAATAAGATCAATAAATAATACTATTATACTATAGTATTATAGAATGTCTCGTTCTGCGCCAATAATTATTGTAAAAAACACCCAAGCGGATAAAATATGTAATCTAAAATGCGCCTATAAGTTTGATTATGCACCAACGAATCTCCAAATTAAAAATATGGGGACCTATTTACGGTGGAAAGTAGATGAAGTGAGTACGCCGCCGGTAGTATACAACGACGATTTTTATAATGTTTTAGAAGCACGACTGTATTGGAAGTCACTGCATGCTTATTTAAATAATAGCACAACTAACCCCGTCTATGCGGATGCTGAATTAGTGATTGTGCATTTAAACCGCAAAAACACGTCACAGTTACTGGTATGCATACCAATTACTAAATCGTCAACAACAACCGCTGATAGCGCCATGTTTTTTGATTTCATTTTGACGGAAGTCGCACGCACTGCCCCATCCAAAGGGCAACAAACATCCTATAATAAATCCACCTTTAGTTTAGATAAATTTGTGCCGAAAAAACCGTTTTATTCCTACAACGGCACTTTCCCTTGGCCGCCCGAGAATGAATCAGTTGATTATATTGTTTTTGATAAAGAAGATGCAATTACAATGTCAACCAATGCCTACGCCGTTCTTAAAAAGGTAACTAGAAAATCCGAGATAGATGCATTAAGTATTGAAACATCAGGCGCTGAATTATTTTATAACCCGACTGGACCCGTGCCGCCGAATGCAGGTGAAATTTATATTGATTGCCAACCAACGGGCGATGATGGAGAGATATTGGTTCCAGCTAAATTGGATTCGGGCGGAGTATTGGATAATGAATTATTAAAACGGATGTGGAATTTCACTATTGTGAAAATTTTAATTGGAGCTTTAGTAATGATTATTTTGTGGAAATTAGCCATGAATATTTTAAATAGTATTGCTAAAAGTGCGTCAAAAGTAGATGTGGGCAGAGCGGTAAAAGAAGCGTCAATTGGAAATACAAAAGGCGCAGCAGCTATCGTAGAAGCCGGTATTAAACCAAAATAACAAGGCGCATAAAGCGCATAAGTGCATAAGTGCATAAGTGCATAAGTGCATAAAGCATAAGTGCATAAAGCATAAGTGCATAAGTGCATAAGTGCATAAGTGCATAAGTGCATAAAGCATAAATAGCATAATCCTAAATAAATAAATTATGCTATTTTATATATATATATATACAACTAACCTACCGTATGTCTAAACTAAAAAAACCATATTCAGAGTGTCAAAATAAATCTCAAGCAGAATGTATAACACTAGCTAATTGTTTTTATACAAATGGAACAACACGTAAATTTTGTCGTAAAAAGAAAAATTCTAGACTAAAGGAAAAGAGCCCAACGAAAGAAGAAAAATTTAAAAAAACTAGAAAAATATCCGTAAAAGAACGTGTGATAAAATTAAAGAAAAAAGATAGAGAAGCAAAAGATAGAGAAGCAAAGGATAGAGAAGCAAAGGATAGAGAAGCAAAAGATAGAGAAGCAAAGGATAGAGAAGCAAAGGATAGAGAAGCAAAGGATAGAGAAGCAAAGGATAGAGAAGCAAAAGATAGAGAAGCAAAAGATAGAGAAGCAAAAGATAGAGAAGCAAACGAAGAAAAAAAGAGAGAAGCTGCACGAGGCGTCATACAGCGTTTTATGAATAAAACCAAACACCGTCGTAAAGCCGTGTTCTTGAAAGCCGTATGTTTAGATTCAGGTCTCTGTTTAGCATTTGGTGCCTATAATAATGAGATTAAGAAACATTTCGGCGGCTTCGCCAATTTTGAGTATGTGATTGCGCCAATTAAACGCATCGGTAGTCCATCCGAAAATGGATTTATAACTGAAATACAATATGACCATAGTGATTATAAAGCATTCGCCGTCTTAAAATCCGCAATGAAAGCCGGCTCCGATAATTTAATGTATGAGTATATCGTTGGTCAATATGTCAATAAATTAAATAAACGTTTCCCGTGCTTTTTGGAAACCTATAGCTATTATATTTATAATACTGCCATGAAGGTAAAAGCAAAAAGTGTTTGGAATTATTTAAAGGATTCAAAAATAACGGCAAACATGGATACACTAAAGAAAGGACTGGTGCTTCAAAAAACGACGGATTATGCAAAGGCCTGCAAAAATTCAAAATATTTGGCCATCCTTATCCAGCATTTAAAAGGCATTACCTCAATTAAGGATATGATGAGCAATCCAAATTTTGTAACCTATGAATTAGCAAATATGCTTTTTCAGATTTATATGCCACTGAGTATGGTGGCAGATACATTTACCCATTATGATTTACATAACGAGAATGTGAATTTATATGAACCTAAAAAAGACAGTTATATCCATTTTCATTATCATGTGGGTGGTAATACGATCGTTTCATTTAAATCCAAGTATATTGCAAAAATAATTGATTATGGTCGTTCTTATTTTATAGATGAAGAATCTGGAATGAATAGTAAGAAAATTTATGCTGAACTGTGCAAAGAAACAAAATGTAAACCGGCCTGTGGCTATGATAAAGGATTTGGTTGGTTAGCCGATCATCCAGATTTAAGCACTTCCTATTGGATAAATTCCCAAAAACGAAATGCCAGTCATGATTTGCGTCTATTGAGTGATTTAAAACGTAATATCACCCGTAATAATACTGAGCACTATCTCTCAGCTGGGTTAAAATCAATTCTACAAACTCTAAAATACGATACGATGTATGGAACACCTGAAATGACGCAAGGGTATCCAAACAGAATACAAAATGTATATGATGTCATTGTAAACCTGGGAGATATACTATCATTACCAGCACATATTCAAGCAAATGACGACAACTATAGAGGGAAAACTAAATTAGGCGATTTACATATTTATTGTGAAAAGGATGATGACCGAAGACCAATGCGGTTTGTAAAGGCGTAGCTAGATGCATAAAATAAATAATGCATAAAATAAATAATGCATAAAATAAATAATGCATAAAATAAATAATGCATAAAATAAATAATGATCTATTTATTTTATACCTTTGTATAGTTGTGTAATGCAACACTTATTCTAAGAGCGACGCACCATATTGATTATCCAATACGGGTTTATACTCTAAATTAGAATCCGGACCTTTTATGACAAGTGGTGCCATTTTATCCACCATTTCTTCTTCTAAAGCACCATTAAAATTCGTTTTGGTTGTCGTTAAGCAAGAACAAGCGCCGCTGCATCCGCAACTTTTCATTTGATTCATCACGGTCGGCGGAACAACCGTTTCATCATTAAAGGAGCGCATTTCATTCATTTTGCTCTCTTCCGAGGGCAAATAGTGCTTCATCCCATAGGTGCCGGTTGCAACGCTAGAGGTCTTGATGATTTGGTAGGCAACCACAAAACCGAGCACGCCAATAACGGGGTTTGTTTTCATGAATAAAATCGCCGCAATGACCACCACCAACACTTTGCCGAAAATAGTGTCAACCATTTCTGCTAAAAAATCAGGGGTTTGAATATTGAATAAAATATAAATCACGAAAATAACACCTAAACTTAAATGGGACGGTTTTTCAGAAACAAAATGGTTAAATGATTTTTTGAAACTTGTCATTTATATATATATAACATATTTATAGATTAAAAATAACATCGCATCCCTTTTATATAAAATTGATTAAAACCATAAAGAGAAATAACGCTATAAGTATTAACAGACAGCTCGCTTCATATTAAAATGGCAATGGCAACGTCACAAACGAAAGACGTAAGCACTTACTTGGGTCCCAAAGGATACACGGTGTTTAAAGAATGTTTGGATGGGAAAGAACAACGCACTATTCGCAGTGATTTAAATGTGCGCCCGTATATTCCCAAATCGCCCATTCAGCCGCCTTCTTATCCCGTGTTTCGCGAATCAGCTTTAAAATATTATTTGCCGCGTTATTATGGACTAAAACATTATGGCACCGCCGACGAGAACCGCTTACCGCCGGGCGACGCGATTAACCTGACCTTTGCCGGGGATTTGCGTGATTATCAACTTCATATTGTGGATGTCTATAAGAAAAGTGCGGCTTCGGTTGGCGGAGGCCTCCTAGAGATTCCCTGCGGACGCGGTAAAACCGTGATTGCTTTGAAAATTATCAGTGAACTGAAAAAGAAAACCTTAGTGATTGTCCATAAAGGGTTCTTGTTAAATCAATGGATTGAACGTATTGGGCAATTTTTACCTACTGCCCGCGTGGGGCGCATCCAAGGGCAGATTATTGATATTGAAGGCAAAGATATTGTGATTGGGATGCTGCAATCGCTCTCAATGAAAGACTACCCGGACGATATGTTTAATAGTTTTGGACTAACGATTGTAGATGAATGCCACCATATTTCGTCGGAAGTGTTTTGCCGGTCGCTTCAACGGATTATGACGGCTTATACGCTGGGGTTAAGTGCGACGATGAATCGGAAAGATGGGTTGACGAAAGTATTTAAAATGTTTTTGGGCGATATTGTCTATAGCGAAGAACGCGAATCGACGGATGAAGTATTAGTGAAAGCGATACAGTATGTGGTGGATGACCAGGAATTTAATGAAATGTGTTATGATTATCGGGGTAACCCGGCCTATAGCACCATGATTTCTAAATTATGCGCGTTTAATGGACGGAGTGAATTTATTTTGCAAGTGATTGAAAAAGAATTGACCATTGCACCGGATCAACAAGTGATGATTTTGGCGCATAATAAAAATATTTTGACGTATTTGCATGATGCGATTGCTCACCGGAAAATTGCGGAAGGGTCGGTGGGCTACTATGTGGGCGGAATGAAAGAAGCGGAGCTAAAGAAAAGCGAGACGTGTCAAATTATTGTGGCGACGTATGCGATGGCGGCGGAGGCACTGGATATTAAAACCTTGACGACGCTGGTCTTGGCAACTCCCAAAACGGATATTGTGCAAGCGGTCGGACGAATTTTGCGGGTGAAACATGAACGACCGATGGTAGTAGATATCATTGATTCGCACGAAGTGTTTTTAAGTCAATGGCAAAAAAGACGGAAATATTATAATGAAAACAAGTATCAAATAATGCATACCAAGAGTCCGTCGTATGCATTAGATAAATGGAGTGATGCACATATAAGCACAGGCACAAGCAAAGCAGTAAGCACAAGCAAAGCGGGCACAAGCAAAGCGGGCACAAGCAAAGCGGGCACAAGCACAAGCAAAGCAAGTAAAGCAGTCACAAGCGCAAAAAAAAATACAGATTTTCCCCTAACTAAAAGTCAATTAAGTGGATTATCCGGCGCAGGAGCAAATCTCTTAGCTAAAGGTGCATCCGCCGCCGCAATGTTTATAAATAGCTCGTGTGATGCGGCCCAAAAAGAAATGGAATTAGATGAAGAAAAATATAAAAATGAAGATGGCAATGAAGACGACGATTATACAAAAGAATATTATGTTAATCCTAGCGGAAACCAAATGCTTAAAGGACGTTGTTTTATTTAAAGGACGTTGTTTTATTTAAAGGACGTTGTTTTATTTAAAGGACGCTGTTTTATTTAATTTAAATACGCGCAGCGGCACTGCTACTGCTTCTACGCATTAAACCAGTGATAAGGTTTTTTTTTGTGGCTTTTTTTCCCTTTCCTTTTCTTTTTCCTTTTCCACCTTTAGATTTAGACCCGCGACGGCTACATCCTTTTTGTTTACGCGTGTAATTTTTACCGCCCTTGCGGCTGCGTTTCTTGCTGCCACCTTTATTCCAGCCCTTACCCCCGCTCATAAAATTGTTTCCACCGCGCGCACCGACTTCGCAACCAGTGCAGTTGCGGTCAATAGGCGCATAACTACCCGCATATACATTGGCATTACTGCCATTCGTATAACCAAACCCAGCCCCGCCGCCTTGCACGATACTGGCAGGATTTACATTAGAAGAAAACATATTTGGCACTCGCCCATAATTTTCAGCACCTAAAGGAAACTTATTCGTGTCTGACGCAGTTACATCAATGTTGGCAGGATTATACGGCAACATATGTCCACCACGTTGTTTTTTTTTAATTATACCACCAACCTGAAGCATTTTTTCTATATATATAATGCTCTTATTTTATTTTTATTTTATAGTATGTTAATTTTCATAGAGAGAAAAAATTAACATAATATTATTTTCATGTATGGTATAATTTAATATTTGCGCGTTTTGCGCTTGGACCCACTTCGGCGCTTGGCACTTCGGCGCTTGGATCCACGGCGCTTGGACCCGCTTCG